TCTGTCAAGACAGCCATAGCTGTGATAGCACTCGTACCCGAACCTAGTAATACTCCACCATCTGTAAAACTAGAAGCCCCTGTCCCACCATGTGTAACTGCTAAATCCGTACCAAGTATTAAAGCACCTGCAATAGTAGTAGCCCCACTAATATAAGTGTTACCCTTAACTTCTAAATTAGCTTGTGGTACCCTACCATCGGTATATCCTACCGCTAGACTTCTATTTATGGAAGCGTTACCAGATACATTAGCTCCATAGAATTGAGGGGTATCTCCAGTACCAACTCCTACAGACGTTCTAAGAGTAGCCCCAGATTCTGCTACGGGATCTGTTGATCCATCTCCAACAATCATTTGGCCATCGGTTAAAACGCCCATTGCTGTGATAGCATTTGTACCTGAGCCTAGTAGCAGCCCTCCATCAGTTAAAGACGAAGCTCCAGTTCCGCCATCAGCTACCGGTACATCTGTACCTCCAGCTCGATAAATTAAATTACCCTCTACGTTAATATCTCCAGCACTTGCTCTAGCTACTGTGGTATCAGTAGCGGCGCCAATATTAACAGCTGTAAATTGAGGACTATCTCCAGTACCAACTCCTACAGACGTTCTAAGAGTAGCACCAGACTCAGCTACGGGATCAGTAGTACCGTCACCAACAATAAATTCTCCATCTCCAAGAACTCCCATTGCAGTAATAGCATTTGTACCTGACCCTAGTAGTACACCTCCATCCGTTAACGACGAAACACCAGTACCACCTTGTGCTACTGCTAAATCCGTACCGAGTATTAATGCACCTGCAATAGTAGTAGCGCCGCCGATATATACATTATCTTTGACGTCCAAATTTGCCTGGGGTACACGGTGGTCAACATAACCAATAGCTAAACTTCGGGCTATGCTAACGTTACTAGAACTATTAATACTATATGAAATAACAGGCCCTGTAATTGTTCCACCACTTAAAGGTAATGTATTGACACTTAATGCCGAAATATTAGTATTAGCCCCAGTTAACCCATAAATAATCTTTGCAGTATCAATAGTGACATTATTATCAAATATATCATAAAGGGATGAAATGGCAACTTTTTTAGTTTCATTTCCTCCTACATCTACAATAGCTAATACATCATTATTAGCAATATTAGCAGCTGTTAACTCTGTAAGGTCTGTAATTTTTTTATTAGCCATCTATTCTATTGCTCCAATATAATTTTGTCATTAAGCAAGATGCTCCAATGTTATCTTACCACCATCTGATGAAGACTGGTTTGTCATTGCGTTATCACCCTCTTCAAAAGTGTTTCCAAGTATAAAACCGCCAACTTGTCTAATTAGATTATTACTATTTTCAGTCTGAAGTATTTGAGGACTTCCGAAATTGATTGTATCACCATCTTCAGTAAGTAATAACTGGGGCTCTTCTAGTAATAGAAAGTCCCCATTCTGTTGTAATAAATAAGCAACTCCAACTACTGCTGTTGCTGCTGCATCACTAATAAGACGATGAAGAAAATTTAATCCTAAACCTAACCGCATTTACTAAACCCGCTCAGAAATATGAACATTAGCATCTTTTGATGAATTTATTGTAATTAAGGAAATATACTGATCTGACTCTGCTGAGTTAAAAGAACCACCCCAAAATACATTAAAATCATAATATAATCCTGAAGGCCAAAAGTGGGATGATCTAGTAGCAGTAATAGTATTATTACCAGTAATAAAGTGAACATCCGCATTAGAATACATTGAAAGAACTTGAGTACCCGAACTAAAGGGACCTAATCTTACAGCGGTAGTTGACACTGTAGAAGAAAAAGTATTAGCAGTACCATTAATATTACGATAGTATAAAACAGGTATTGGATTATTGCGACCATCTTCTGGTAGCATTGAAGATTGCGACATTAGTCCAATACCTCTCTCATTAATGAATCATAATTATTTACCTGAACAGCTACAGTAGTACTTTTATCTTTAGGACGGACCGAGGCTTCTATTTCATGTAAATGTTTAAGCCAATCTAATAAATCTTTTTTAGAGTATTGACCTGTTTCCATAGCTTCTGTTAATTTTTGCGTAATGACATTATTAATTAGATTAACTCGTTTGATTCTATTTAAATAACCTTGAGTTAAATAAACATTATCAATATAACTTTTGACTTCTTTTTTTTCTACAATCTGAGTTATTCGATCAGTTGAAATATTAAATTTCTCAGCAATGTCAATTATATCAGATCCACCTAAAAATTCATTGGCTACAGACAATAAAATAGGGTCTAAGGAAGGTGTTTCCAAAGTCTTATTTAAAGCATCTGCAATTGTAGTTGGAGCTAAAGCCCCATTAGTTTTTATTGTCATTTATATTCCCTTAATTATAAAACATCTTAGCAAAGTTTGCCAATTATAAAAATTAAGCAAGATGATAGCGATAGGAAATTTGTGCCCGAATATCACATAAACCATAAGGGTCAAATAATCCCTCATCAGTACTAACACTTAATACTAATGCATCTGATATTTCTAAGGTACTATTAGTTATTAATGCCTGATTTCGAAAACTATTAACAACAAAATCAATATCTTCTGATAAGTCATCAGCTTGATTCAGAGAATCTTCTCCGTGGACGTACCCTCTAAAATTTACTTCAAAAAATTCATACCTAATATCCCCACCTACATGTTGACGAGTTATAGCTCCAACCATAAAACAAATAGTTGGAAAATCATTTATCTCTTCTAGATACTTCCAATTTCTAAATACATTTTGATCAAAGACGTTTGACTTAAAAGTATATGGCTCAACAAAATTACTGGGGTTACTGGTCGCTGTACCCCCATTAATTTTTTTCAAATCAGTTACTAATAAATTTACAACTTGAGTCCTTATACTAGCCATTATAAACTTTACTCCTTTTTTTAGTATACTTTGTATAAATGAGTAAGTCAACTTTAATTTTTAAAGAGTATAACACTCGTAGGCTTTTTGAAAAATTTCCCAAAGATAGTCCCTGACAAAGGGAGCAGCGCGAGCGCCAAACACTAGTCCTCTTAACCGCCCCTATCAATGTGACTTAAATACCACAGCAACCAATAAAATGAAAGGGTAGCTACGTTTCTAGTTGACACATTGGACTTGTCGTGCTATAATACGCACATGATTAAAACAAAGACATACAAGACATTCAACGGTGATAGCGCTAGCGTCACTTTTGAATTGGTTAAGAAATCCACCTTCTGGTCAATCCGTCGGATTGCTAAGGATGGAGTATCTACTCAGAATGAGTGGGGTGGGTGGCCTGTTGTCAATACAGGATCACCAACCTATATTACACGCAAATGGCGGGCTTATGGTCTGCATCAATAAAATGCATTTTTATTGTAATTAGGTGTTGACATATACGGGCAACCCCTGTATACTCTAATCATTGAAACAGAGGGAACTAGTCAGATGAGCAAGAAAAAAAATATTCTTAAAGGTTACTCCAAGGAAAGCGTAGCATACCGTGATTCTATCATGGAAGAATATAATTGGTGCTGCGCTGTATGCGGCACAGCAGATCGCGATAGTCTAAATATTGATCACGTTATTCCCGAGTCTACTGGTGGTAGCAATGAGCTAGATAATTTGCAAGTCCTGTGTACCCCTTGCAATTGTCAAATAAAGGGCAATGTTCCTACCGAGCGGCTATCCCCTAAAAAGCCAAATCGCGATAGTCTAAAAGCATATAAAGCTATCAGCAAAAAACGTATGGCTTTTCGTTGTCAAATCAATGGGGCACGTAAAGATTTGAATGAACGGGGATTTTATCAAAAAAACGGAACGTGGTATAATAGCAACACTTAATAATAAAATGAAGGGGTAGCTACGTTTATAGTTGACACATTGGGCTTGCCGTGCTATAATACGCACATAATCAGAAAACAAAAGGATTACGAAATGACTAGAAAAGATTTTGAGATGATTGCAGAGATGTTGTTCGAGACTGC